TCACATTCTGCGGCGCAGCGCCGGCCGCAGCCAGTAGGACCATGCTCCGCGCGCCCATGCCGCCGTATACAGCAAAGCCAGAGCGAACATGCCCAGCTGACCGGCCTGCCAAGTGGCGGCCAGGAAAAAGGGTTGTGAGGCCAGACCGAACACGCACGCCCAACGCGCCCGGGCCCGGCTCATGTCCTGTGACAGCCAAGCGGCCAGCGCGCCACAGACGAGGATCAGCGCCTGGTCAATGCCCACGCGCCGGCGCCTCCACGGGCGCGAGCCAACGCGCCGCGGCGGTGCTGGGCGCCATGGCGCGCAGCTCAGGGTCGTCGGCGATCTGCCTTGCCGTGGCCGCCAGCTCGCTTGACTCGACCGTGCGCCAGTGCTGCTGCAGGCGGTGGGCGCACGCCGCGATCCAAATTTCGTCGTCTCGTTTGTCCATGGCGCCAGTCTAGCGAACTACTGTATATTTGCCCAGTGTTCTGCGAAATCCGCACTCTACGTTCGAAAGGCATGCGCCTGCGACGGTCCGAATACCCGGCACCCGTGCGAGGACGCGTGGAGGTGGCCGTCTGGCCGCACAACAACTTTCAGCGCTTCATCCGGCGCATTGAGGTTCGCGTAGGGGTCGGCATCAGCACACACCGAACGCCGCTGATGATGGCTGACCCTGTCCTGCTGCCTTGCCCGGCCAGTCTCGGCCTGCTAATCGCCGGCATAGAGCTGGAGGCGATCGAGAACCGGGTTCACGAGTTCTCCCAGCTATGGCTGCTGCGTCCGTGCCAAGGGGACGAAGAGCTAGATCCGGTGCAGTGGACGCAGCTCGCGAAGTTCATCCCTACACCTTGAACCATGACCCTCGGCCACCCGACCCTGCTCCGCGTCCCTGCCTGGTACAGCGACCGCATCAAAGATGAAATCGTGCTGCCTCTGGCGCCCGAGGATTACGACATCGCGCCCGGCGAGGGCATCAATGAGCGGTGGATCGTCACCAGTTCCAGCGGCGTCGTGGTGTACGACGGCATCGGGCCCGTCGACGTTGTCCGTTCCCCCGCCCCCTTCTGATCGGAGGTTTCATGTCCATCACTGCCCGTCTCAACGACACCCCTGTCGGCACGCCTGTCGACATTCTGCAAAGCGCAGAAGGCCGCTTCGCGCGCGAGTTGGAGAAGCTGCTTGGCGATGACTTGGCGCCCGCCCTGCGCGCGTTCGAGGCCGCGCAAGACAGCAGCGCCGAAGACCTCAGCAAGGAAGAGATTCGCTTGGCCGGCCTCTGGGCCGCGGCCTTCGATAAAGCCAGGCTTTTTAGCCTGCGAGAACTGGGCGACGTTGGAGAGGCCCATTTCAGCGTCAGTATGCGAGGATGAGAAAATCAGTCTGTGACCGCAACTTCTACATTAATCCTTCCACCGAAGGAAAAAGAGAAGATAGGGGTCACGAATGTCCAGCACGTCGTTTTCGCCATCCCACTCGATCACATTTCTGCCTTCTGCAGAATTTGCGATGTTCGCAATGTGCGAACACGCTCCTGTCACACTTGAACCACTAGGATTTCCGGCTATGCAAATAGCCTGAATTCTTTTCTGCAGATTAGAGTATCTTTGAGTCAACTCAGGGGGATCAGAAGCGACTGCACGAAGTATCAGCGGATAAACATCCACTATCTCATTGCCTGCAATCAAATATGAGTTTCGATCGGTGCCCCGTGTCTTAGGACCCTCAATCATTTTCGCAACGGTAGAAGAATAGTCTGCCGTTGCCGCAGTGCGAGTACAGACCGACTTGATCGCTTCTCTGTTAGAGGATAGCTGCTTGAATGAACCCTTCTCGCGGACATCGTTTTCGAAGCACGTGTTCAGGCACAAGGTTTGCATGAGCTGGGGAGAACCAGCCGCCTCCTTTGAAAGTGCTTCAACGTAAGCCGGGGAGGCTGCCGTATTTAACGCGGCAAATCCTTTGTTTGCAATTTTTGCCAGCTCTTCTGGCCGCCAGTAGTCAAAATCAAGTTTTACTATTCGACCCCGGAGGTCAGAATTTGCACGAACCGCGTCATCCGAATGATAAGGAACCGACGCCACAACAAATACAACGCCATGTCGTATTGCCTCCTTAATCTGATTTGATACTTCGGTTTGTACGTCCTTCGGAATGTAGTGAAAGTCATCGATAAAGACGACAAGACCGGTCCCCGAAAGCTCTCTAATGAGAAGTTGCAGATAGTCTACCGCGATATCCACTTTATCTGCTGTAGATCCCGAGGTCTTAAATGCGGCGTTTATCTCGCCGGAGCCCTTTGCAAGAAACGGCACCCCCGCTTCCCCACCGAGTTTCCCACCTATGGCGGACTCCTTTCCGTCGGTGGTGGTTGTACTTTTCGAAACGGGCGTGCCGATGATGTCGAAAACGCGGTCCCAAAGAATTTTGGGGCTAGTCACGCCGGCGCCGGTCACAGTGACAAGAGCTGCGTGGCCGACATTTTTTTCGATAAAAACAGTCTTGCCAGATTTAGATGGACCCGAAAGAGAAATTACTGCCGCACCAGCATCCAAAGCATCTCGCAAAATGCGCGCATGCTCTTTCAGGTGGTCATCCGTATACGTGACTTCCGGCTCTTTGCCGGGCGTGAATACTTGGGTTGCCTTCATCTGCTGATACCTCGCATGTCAAGGCATTGTGAGGCACAAGCTCAGCCAAAACAATGAGGACAGCGATGCGCTGTGATAGCAAATATCTGTGAAGTCCGCCAACTCCGCAAGCCACATTGACGTCAGCGAACAGGCTCGACGCATTCCGCCAGCGCGGCGCGTAGCTCCCCCTCGTAGCCTTCACGTAAAAGCAACTCGGCCTGTGCGGCGGCGACCCAGCGGTCCACGTCGACGCCGAGCGAAAGGGCCTCGGTGGGCATCGCTGGCCGCGCAGGCTCCGTCGCACCGCATTCGACAGGGACAGGCACGTTCGCGCGCGCCGACGGGCCCGCCGCACATCCCGTCAGCAGGGCCGCAGACAGGCCCAGGAGCGCCGCCCGCATCATGGCGCCGTCCTTCCCCGCATCCAGCTGTCAACGCGCGCCTGAGCGCTCGCGCACACGTCGCCGGGCACGGCGGCCGGCGTGGACAGGATGAGCTGCGCCATGGCTTCCTGCTGCCGGCGCCGCTCCGCGGCCGCGGCCTGCGCCGCCTTCGCACGCCGGGCGCGCTCGTCGGCCAGGTCGCGCAGGTCGGCGACACCGTCGCTACAGGCCGAGGCGTCGGCACGGGCACTGTCCCGCTCGCCCGTCGTGCGCGTGACCGCATCCCGGGCGCGCAGCCAGGCCCAGCCGAGGCCGGCATTGCCGGCCACGCTCAGCACCAGCGCGAGGGCGAGCGCCTGCGTGGCCGCGGTCATGGAAACGCCGCCTCTCCAGCCGCGATCGCCTTCCCGACTGGCCAGCCCAGGAACACCAGCCGCGTGGCGGCCCGCCGGCGCTGCAGGCCCTTGAGAACCTGGCCCGCCGCCCTCACCCACTTCGGCAACTCATCCGCGGCGCCGGTGTAGTCGCCGGCGTTGAGCTTGCGCAGGAACGTGCTGGGCCGGCCATCGGCCAGGTACAGGATGCCGTCCCGCCCTCGCCCGCCCGGCCCCGTGTTGTAGACCGTGGAGACGATGGCGTCCCACTGGCACTGCGACACAGGCACGCGGACGGCCTCGCGCGCCGGCGGCTCGAAGTCCCGCGCGAGGCGCCGCGCGTAGCGCACGTCCGCCTCCAGCTGCGTGATGACCTGGCCGGGCCGCACATCGAGCGTGTCGCCCCATCCGATGGTCCACGGCGCGCCGCTCAGCCGCGCGAACGGCGCCGGCACGGCCGGCAGGTTGTACGGGTCGAAGCCTGCCCGGCGCAGCGCCGCAAAGAGCGGCGAGGCCGGATCGGGGTACGCGAGCAGCTTGCACGCCTCGTAACAGTGGTTCAGCGCGTGGCAGGCCGGGCCGGCGCGCATGACGTCGACGGCGCTATCCATGCTGCCCCCTCACCTGCGCATCACGCGGCGCACACCCGCGCCAGTGCTTGCGGGACGCGCCCAGGTGCATGAGCAGGCCCGCAAGGCCGGCGGCTTCGTACCAGTCCAGATCCGCACCGCGCAGCAGCTCCAGCAGCACGCCGAAGGCGAAGACCGCCCACAGCAGGTAGACGCCGAAGACGCTCACGCGATGTTCGCCGGCACGCAGGAGGTCGACGCGCAGCACGCACACGACGAGCACCACGAGCGCAGCCACCACGCCGGTCAGTTGCATGGCGGCGGTCATGGCTTGCTCTCCAGGCGTCCAACGTGGCTCAGCAGCGCGCGCAGGAGCGCGGTGACGAGCACCTGCGCACCGAAGCCGGCGATCAGCGACAGCACGATGAGCGCCGGCCGCGAACTGCCGATGAACTCGGTTGCGGCGGTGCCGCACGCAGCACCGACGAGCGTGGACAGGGCCACGAACACCAGCGAGCGGATGCGGCCCATCCGCTCGGCCTGGAAGAGCGCGAGCAGCGCACCGATGAGGCCCCAGATCAGGGCGTAGTAGTCGACGCCGAGCATGGCCATCACGAGCGTGGAAGCGGTAGCGGCAATGCCGGCGATTGCATTGGAAGCGGGCTCAGGCGGCATCGGCTTGCGTCGCCTCGTCGGCAGCCAGCACGGCGGTCGCGCCTGCGAGGTCGCCGGCCTCGATCTTGAGCAGCTCGCCGTAGAGCCATTGCAGCGTGTCGCCCTCGGGCGTGCCGGCGACGTCCTGCGCGATGTGCGCAAGGGGCCGCTTGCCGGCGGCCTTGGCCTCGGCGCTTATGTAGCCCTGCAGCACGGCCTGGCTCTTCGTGCCATCGACCACGACGGTGTACTGGCTGATGACGAAATGGGTGACGGGTGCCCCGGTGGCCGCGTCGGTCAGCGGCTTGTGCAGGGCGATGATCTTGTGAGTCATGGTGTCTTGAAGATGGAAAGGAAAAGAAGCGGGAGAGGATGAGAAGGGCTGTTCGCTACGTACCCCCTTCCCAGCTGATGGCAGCGATGGCGTCCACCGTCTGCGCATCGGCGATCAGGTCGCGCAGCTGCTGCCGACGGCCGATCAGCTGCTGACTCGCGGCCATCCACGCCTGCACGTTGGCGAGCGTCTTGGCGCGAAGGTCCGCGGCGTCGATGCCGCGCGCGAGCGCGAGGCCGTCAAGGTAGGGTGTCGGCGCACCGGTGGCGGCCCACGCGAGGGCTTCACCCTGCTGGATGGGCCAGGTCAACCGCTCCGATGTCGGATAGCCTTCGGTGAGCAGTGCCGATGCGGACTCGAATGCGTCATTGACCTGGGCCAGCTTCTGGTCGCGCAAGTCCTGCAGCGTCTGCACGCATCGCCAGACCTTCGCCACCGGGTCGAGGTCGAAGCCGCGCCCGGGCGACGCCGGCAGCGCGTAGAAGCATCGCGCTGCGAAGTCCCACCAGCAATTGACGTCCAGCGGCTTGACGCCCACCAGCACGCGCCAGCCCTGTGGCGTCGACAGGTACTGCGGCTCGGCCGTCTGGCCGAACGAGCGCACGAGCCCGTGCGCATCAACGATCGTGTAATCCTGAATCTGCATCACGCTCTCTTGCACACGTGGAGAACGGCCGTCAGATAGCCGCGGTTCTGGTATGCGCCGTCCTGCGTGTAGAAGGCTGGAGGCCCCCAATCCGCGTAGTAGCCGGCGTGCCCGTTCTGACGCTCGTTCCCCGTGCCGATGCCGCCCCAGAAGTTTTTGACCGACACCTGCACGCCGTAGCTGCCCGGGCCCAAGTCCCACAGCCGCAGGTTGCCGCGCTCGGAACCCGAGTACTGCAGCGCCGCGCCGTCGTTGTGCCGCCGCAGCAGAACGAAGTGGCTACCGTCACCGTTGAGCGCGAGCGTGTGGCAGGCCACGCGCCAGGTCTGGCCGGCTGGCACGCTGAAATTCACCTGCAGGTAGTCCGTGCCCTCGGACCCCATCGCCGTTGTGATGGCGCCACCGCGCACCGTCAGCGTGTCGATGACGTCCACCGCGTTGATCGTGAGGCCTGACCACGAGTTCAGTTCGAACCCAGGCCCAAAGAATCGGAAGTGATTCGCCCAAGTGAACATCTGCAAGCCCATGTTGGGCCCGGTAATGTCCACACCCACCGCGCCATCCGTGCCACGGCGACCGAAGACGAAGCCCCACTGCCCATCGTTGAACCACTTTCCGGGCGTGCGGAACGTGCCCCAGTACTCGCCGCCGCCGTCTGTTCCACTCTGCAGGACGATGCTCGCGGAGTAGATCGTGCCGAGATTGCCGGTGATGGCCGACAGCTGCTGCACGCTCAGCGACCGCGCCGTGATGGAGCCATCGAGGTACATGTCCCCGCGGAAGCCCAGCGCACCGGCGCCGCCGACCGTGCCCACGGTAAACACGGGCTTGTCGGCATAGCCGGGCGACGTGATCGAGAACACGTCGGTCAGGAAGGCCATGCGGCTGGTCTGCCCGTCGTTGTCGTTCACCATGCCGCTGATGCGGCCGTCAACATCGAGGCGGAAGGTGTAGCGGGCCAGCGCCTTCCCCGCCGTCGTCGCCGTCACGGAAAGGCTTTGCTCGATGGTGGCCGCCTTGCTGTCGAACCCGTCCGCGCGGGCCTTCAACGTCGTCACGCTGGCGGCCTGCGCTGCGAGGTCGCTACCCTGCTGGTCCACCCGGGCGCTCGTCGCCTGATTGGCCGTGGCCTGGGCCTGGATGGCGGCCTTGGTCACAGACTGACTGGAGATGTTGCGCGCGTCGACATCAGTGACGTACCAGCCTTCGCCGGACAGGTCGCCGCCGCCGCCGATCTGCATCCACAGATCCGCACTGACTGCCCAATCCGGCACCGGCACTTCGCCCTCCAGGCGCTTCCACTGACCGGCGGTGGTGTACGTCGCATCGGCCGCGTGCCAATGGTGCTGATTGGTCTGCGGGTTGTAGAAGTGAAAGCCCAGGGTGAACGGCAGCGCGGCCTGGCTGGATGCAACGGTCGCGGCAGCCCAATACCGCTCCCCGCGCTTCACGTAGAAGCCTTGCCCGTGTTCGTAGGAGTCGCGGCCGACCTTGAAACCTACGAAGGGCGTTGGCGCCCCGGGCGGCACGCCGGCGGCATCGCGCGGCGTGCGGATCAGGTCGGTCCACGTGCCCGCACGATCCATTCGGCCATCGCGCACGAGGCTGCCGAGATCGAGCCGCGTGAGTGCCTGCAGGTTGACCACGTTGTCGGCCGTGCTGATGAGCCGGCCATTGATGTCGGTGGTGCTGGCCTGCAGCACGCCGATGGCGGCCGAATTCGACGCCTCTTTGCCTTCGACCGTCCCCACCCGGGACGCAAGCCCGTCATACCGCTGCGACTGCGCCGCGATGTCCGCGCCCTGTTGCTGGACCGACTGCTGCACCGACTGCAGGGCGCTGCTATCGGCCTTGCCCGCCACCTGCCCTGCCAGGCTCACGAGCTGCCCGCTTTGCGCAGTGTCGGCGTCCGCCCGCGCCTTCGCCTCGGCGATCAGCCGCGCATCAGCAGCCGACAAGTCGCCAGGCGAAGGCGTCCAGTCCGTTGCGACCGTGCCGCGCTCGAGCTTGAGCCCCGCGACCCACACCGGCCGGTCGCCAGCGGCGTCCCAGGGCTCGATGCGCACATAGACGTCAGCTAGCTGTGAGCGCCTAAATGCCCAGCTATAGCGCTTCCACTCACCAGTGAGCAGAAATGACTGTTCATCGTGGCCCGTGAACCAGAAGATGCCCACGTGATTGTTCGCCCCGGGCAGGCAGCGTCCCCAGAAGCTGAAAACGTAGGGCTGGTCTGCCTCGATCCGCGCGGCGAATGACCGGTACGCCCAATTGCCATCCGAGCGCAGCACCTTGAGTCCGTGGACCTCACCGTCAAGGGCGTTCGCGCCCCACGAGAAGGCGGCGCCGCTCCAATCCTGGGTTCCTGTCAGCAGGTTGGCGGCGCCCACTGCCAGGTTGTCCATCCGAGCCGTCAGCGCCGTGGTGCGCGCCGCTTCACTGCCGAGCTGGGTCGAGAGGTTGCCCACCGTCACATTCGTGGCGTCCAGCGCGGAGGCGCTGGCCTTGGTGCCGATGGCGGCCTGTTGCTGGTCAAGGCGCTGCGTATGCGCCGTGAGCTGGCCGCTGATGCTGCTGACGTTGGACTGCAGCTCGCCGATCAGACCCGCCTGCGCTGTGCTGGTGCCCTCGGCACCCGTCATTCGGTTCGTGAGGCTCACGAGCTGGCCGGACTGGCTGGCGATGTCGCTGCCCTGCTGATCGAGTCGGGCTGTGGTCTGCTGCAGCGCCTGGGCCTGCGCGGCGAGCGTGCCACGCACCGCGGCCGTAACGGACGCGCTGCGGAACTCGGGCAGCGCGGCAAATACCCTCTGAGCTGCATAGTCGGAGAACGTGCCGATCTGGAACCACCCGCGCGCGGCCACGGCACCGGCCGGCACGTCGACCTCGCCGGCAACAAATTCCCATTGGCCCACGGCGCCGCCCAAGCCCCCGACCGCGCGGAAGTCCATCACGATGCCATTGCGGTCGAGGAACGCAAAGCCCACCGCGGCGCCGTAGGTTGCCGGCGCGCCGCGAGCCATCCAGGCGCTCGCATACAGCCTGCCCCCCGGACTAACCGTCACGCTGCGACCCACGAACACGTCGCGGTTCTGCAGGTGAGCCACGTAAGCGCTGGGCGCGCCCGCCGGCACATCGGCGTCAGTGGCGGCCCGGCGCTCGGTGAGCGACCAGCCGTCTGCTGTCGCGATCAGCGCAGGGTTGTCGATCCAGTTCGCGCCGTCGTTGCTGGTCCTGCGGTCGTACTTTGCATCGAGGACCACCACGTCCTGTGCCTGGGCGTTCAGGCGGCCATCGAATTGCGTGGCACCGGCCTGCAGCTGCGAAATGGCGCCGGCGTTGGTGGCCTCTTTGCTCTCGACGGTGCCAACGCGGGCAGCGAGGCCGTCGTAACGAGTGGATTGGGCGGCAATGTCGCTGCCGTGCTGCTGGACGGTCTGCTGCACCGCCTGCAGCGCGCTGCTGTCGGCTTTGCCTGCCACCTGGCCGGCCATGCTCACGAGCTGGCCGCTTAGCGCGGAATCCGCGTCGACGCGGGCGCTGGACTCGGCGATCAGCCTAGCATCGGCCGCCGACAGATCGCCCGCAGACGGCGCCCAATCAGTCACGACATTGCCGCGCTCCACCTTGAGGCCAGCGATCCAGATGGGATGCGCCGGCGAGGCGTTGTGGGACTCGATGCGGACCTGAACATCCACCGTCTCACCGGGCGTGAAGAGCCAAGCGTAGCGGCGCATTTCGCCCGTCAACACCCAATCGACCTCCTTGGTGCCGTTGAACCAGTAGACGCCGCCGCTGGCCGGGTTCTCTGCGGTTGAACGGCCCCAGAAGCTCAGGGCGTAGGTCTGCCCGGCGTCCACGCGCAGCGGGAATGTGCCGTACTGCCACGCCCCATCCGAGCGCAGCACCTTGAGGCCGCGGAACTCCCCGTCCAGCGTGGTGCCACCGGAGCGCAGGCCCAGCGATGTCCAATCGCGCGTTCCCGTCAGCAGGTTGGCTGCGCCCACTGCCAGGTTGTCCATGCGGGCTGTCAGCGCCGTGGTGCGGGCAGCCTCGCTGCCGAGCTGGCCGGTCAGCGTTCCCACCGTCACATTCGTGGCATCCAGCGCCGAGGCGCTCGCCTTGGTGCCGATGGCGGCCTGCTGTTGGTCGAGGCGCTGCGTATGCGCCGTGAGCTGTCCGTTGATGCTGCTGACGTTGGACTGCAGCTCGCCGATCAGGCCCGCCTGAGCTGCAGTGGTGCCCTCCGCGCCCGTCATGCGGTTGGCTAGGCTGACCAGTTGGCCCGACTGCGTAGTCAGGTCCGCGCCGTGCTGCTGCACCGTCTGCTGTATCGACTGCACCACGGTGGCATCCGCCTTGCCGGCGACGTCGCCCGTGAGCCGCAGGATGTCGCTCGAATGGCTGGCGAGCGTGCTGCCCTGCTGGTCGACGCGGGCGCTGGTCGCTTGGTTGGCCGTCGCCTGTGCCTGAATCGCCGCCTTGGTGACGCCCTGGCTGGCGATGTTGCGCGCGTCGATGTTGGTGACGTACCACCCTTCGCCGGACAGGTCGCCGCTGCCGTTGATCTGGAGCCACACCTCGCCCACGGTTGCCCAATCCGGGGCAGGCACCTCCCCCTCCAAGCGTCTCCAAGCCCCGGCGGTCGAATAGATGGCGTCTGCGGCGTGCCAGTGGTGCTGGTTCGTCTCGGGGTTGTGGAAGTGGAAGCCGACGGTGAAAGGCAGGGCCGCGCTAGCGCTGGCGGCCGTCGCCGTCGCCCAATAGCGATCCCCGCGGCGCACGTTGAACGCCTGGCCGTACTCGTAGGAATCGCGGCCGGTCAGGAAGCCGACATAGGGTGTCGGCGCTCCTGCCGGCACGCCGGCGGCGCTGCGCGCAATGCGCGCGACGCCCAGCCACGTCCCCGCGCGATCCATCTGCCCATCGCGCACGAGCCCGCCCAGGTCAAGGCGGGTCAGCGCCTGCAAGTCGAGAACGTTTTGCGCGGCGCTCGTGAGGCGGCCGTTGATGTCTGAGGTGAAGGACTGCAGCCCGACGATCGCACCGCTGTGCGCGGTGCTGTCGCGCTCCACGGTCTGCAGGCGGCTCGCGACGCCGCCGATCTGGCTGGCTTGGGCGGTGAGGCCCTCTTCCGTCTGCTGGATGCGCGCGCTGTGGTCCTCGGTCTGCGCTGCCAGCGCCGCGACCGCCTCGCCCAGCGAGTCGTAGTTGCCGACCAGCTGCCAGTAAACAGCATTAGGTGGGGCGTTGCCGACCGTGGCGGCGATCGAGCGGTACAGCTTGCCGCCGGACTTGACCAGCTCGCCCACTTCGTAGGCTTGCGCCGGGTCGTACTCGGCGGCGCCGATGATGTCGCCCAGCTGCACATGCAGTGCGTCAATACTGGCCTGCAGGGCCGCGGCAGACTGCTGGATGGCAGCGTTACGGGCCACCACAGCGGCGGCCATGTCGGCGGCGCGGGCCTGCGCCTCGGCTCCGATGGCTGCCGCGCGCTGCTGCGCCTCGGCCGCCGATGCCGCCGTGATCGCCGCCGCGCGGGCCTGCGCTTCGATCGCAAGATCGCCCGCAGACTTCTGCGCGGCCTGCAGCACTGCCGCGGCGCGGTTCTGCGCCTCGGCAGCCACGGCAGCCGCCCAATCCCGGTTCGTGTCGGTCAAGTCTTGCTGCAGCAGCTCGAAGGCATCGCCGAGCTGCTTGTCCAGCACCTCTAGCGCGCCCTCGATCAGCTGATCCACCGTCACATTGACGGCGCCAGGCGCGCCGGCGTTGCCGGCGACGTCGACGGCCGCAACCCAATAGGTCGATGCGCCCACGCGACCCTGCAGGGAGAACGACGTGCCCGTGGCCTGGCCGACCGTCTCGGCCGTCTCCCAAGCGGCCCCCTGGCGGATGACGTAGTGCGACACGGGCTGCGTGGTGCGGCAGTCCGCCCACGTGAGCTGCACGAATTGCATCGTCAGTTCAAACCGCGGCACCGCCGCCGCCGGCGGCAGGATCGCGATCCCGGCGGAAATGGGCGAGGACCACCGGCCCGTCATGGAGCGATGGGCCGCCCACACGCTCTGCGCACCGGCAGGGAACCAGCCGAGCGACGCCGTGAGGGCGCGGCCGTCAAATCGCACGTCGGCCGCGCCGGCGGGCCAGGTCGCGCCGCGGCGCACCTGCGTGCCGTCCCACTCGATCTGATCGACGCCCACCGGGGCACCCCAGCGCGCACGAATGCCGTCCTCGGCCACCCACAAGGCCAGGCCCTGCACCTCGGCCGGGTTGCCGGTGTTGCCCTCCAGCGTATGGCCGGCGTAGGCCCATGCCGAGGCCGTGAAGGTCGTTTCAAAGCGAACGCGGACCGTGTAGTCCTCGCCCACGTCCAGGCCCAGCAGGAACGTTTCTACGGCGTCGCCAGCCAGCTCGACGTCGTTCCAGGGCGGCGCGTCCGGCGCGTCCGCCTGGCCCGGGTCGGTCGCCCCGGTGCGCCATTGCACGCGCACACGGCCGCCGAACAGGACGTAGCTGCTGGCCGACTGCGCCCAGCTGACCCGGGCGCGCACCATCGCGCTGCCGACCTGCATCGCCAGCTGGTCGCGCCCGCTCTCGACCTTGAGGCTGTGCGGCGGCGCCGGCGGCGCGTAGGGGTTGGGCAGGTTGGAATTCGGCGCGGCATCGGCCAGCACCTCGTCGGCCGTGTCGTAGAAGGCGGACTCATCCTCTTCCACCTCCAGCGTCAAGGGCGCGGCACCGCCGTACAGCCAATCCGTCACGGTGAACGGCTTGTTCTCGAACCCGAGGAAGTCGCTCGAAAGCAAGATGCGATCGCCCGGCTGCAGGTGCCATGCGAGCATCTTGGGATAGATCCGCAGCACCAGACCGCCACGGCTGCGCTCGACCCGCACGCGCGCGAGCTGGTGGCAGCGCACGTGCGCACCCGTGAAGGCCAGCGCCATGTCGCAAATCTTGGCGCGCGGGTCAAGGGCGAGGAACGTCGCGTTCTGGTACTGCGCGAAGTCCGAGCTGACGCCGTTCTGCGCGGCGTTCACGTAGGTGCCGCGTGCCGTGTTGTAGACGCGCTCGCCCGGGTTGGCCGTCTGCACCACCTCGGAAGGCTGGAGCATGTCGACATCGCCCAAGGACAGGACCGGCGTGGTCCAGGCGCCGGCGTGGATGCGCCAGACGCCGCCGCTCTGCATGCTGAATCCCGCCATGGACTCTTCCAGCTGCTGGCGAGTGCTGTCACGGTCCTGATCGCTGCGGAACATGCCATCGCACACGTACAGGGCACGGCTGTTGCCGTAGTTCTCCGCGTCGCCGTCGGCCTCGCCGCCGTAGACCTCGACGTCGCACGCGTTGGCGGCGGCGATCAGGGCGGCTGCGTCGATCTGGTCCCAGCTCGCGCCGTAACCCTGCTCCGACGTGATGAAGTCGGCCAGGCACAGCGCCGGATTGCGCGAGTAGCCGCGCAGGCCCGTGCGAATGTCCAGAATGGACGCTTTGCCTCGCACCTTCGCCGTGATCGTCGGCGGGCCACCTTGGAAGCGGTCCATGATCTTGTTGACGGACACGATGGCATAGGTGAAGCCGGACAGCTTGTGATCGGCGGTCCACATGCCAGGCGCACCGCCGATCGCACCATTGCACTGGTCGATCAGCCACTGATCCGCCACGTCCACGCCGCCCGGCGACAGGTGGATGCCGACGTGCACCATCGGCCCGTGGTCGAAGTCCATGAAGCCGCCGGGCTGCTTGAACAACGCTTCGTTGGTCGTCCAGCCGTCGGCGCCGGCCAGCACCGCGTCGTCATCGATGTAGATTTCTTCGATGGCCTCGCAGGGATGGGCAGCGAACACCATCACGATGTGCGTCCACTGCGCACCGGCGCCCGTCGTGACCATGCCCACGATGGCGCCGCCAATGCGCCCGGGCGAGCCATAGACCACGGCATGCGGCGAATCGCTCTGCAGGAGCGTGACGCGACGGTCCGCGAGGTTGGCGATGTCCTGCTGTAGCTTGCTGGCGGCCTCCTGCCGGGCACGGCGCTTTTGCTGAGCGGTGGAGTAGGCCGTGCTGGCGATGCTGACCACCGTCAGCGCCGCGGAAATGATGGTGCCCCAGGAAGCCGCGGCGACCGCGGAAGCCGCCCAGGAATAGATGCTGCCGACGATGGCCGACACGGGCTCGGCCCGCGCCGGCAGCGCCGCCACCGCCAGGGCGAACAGGAGCAGCGCGCGCATCACAGCGACCATGCGGCCTCCGCACTGGTGATCGGCAGGAACTCCAGGCGATCCGTGCCCGGCGCCACGATGTGCGAACCCGTGCAGACGCCGAAGCTGTAGCCAGACACCCGGCCCACTCTGCCGCCGCTGCGGGCCAGCACCACGTCGCCGCGGCGAGCGGTCAGGCCATGGCGCGACGGGCCAAGCAGGAACTCACCCGCCGCAATGAACGACTCCCGCGCAGGCGCGCCGGCGCCGGCCTGGCGCACGAAACGCAGCGCGCGCAGCAGACTGCCGCCATCGAGCGGCGCGCCGCTGCCGCGCAGCGGCTCGAGGGCATCGTGCCCCGTGCGCAGCTTCACCCAATCGGCAGCGACATGGGCGCAATCGTGCTGGAAATACTCGAAGGGAACCGCGCGGCGCGCGTTCACGAAGGCGTCTAACTCTGTCACCGGTAGCCCAGCATGTTTCGGATGTACATATAGGCTTGGAATGCCTTCCCAGCCCAAACCGTGGGATTGCCCACGAGGCTCTGCAGGTACTCGAACCCACGTTCGCCGGCGAAGCGGCGCACGTGCTGCGTGTGGTTCATGCGCAGGCTGGACGGGTTGCTGCGCACGTCGTAGCTGACGGTCCGGCACGTCATGCTGATGGCCGCTCCACCGTCCTTGGCGCCGATTCCCATCTGGTCCATGACGCCAGCGAAGCGCAGGACCGGCGCGCCGTTGATCTGCAGCGTGTGGGCATCCAGCAGCGCGACCCAGACCCGGGCCGGGCGGTCGCGGTACTCGTGTGGGCTGCTCAGCGCAAAGGCGCGTAGGTCCAAGGGCACAGGTGACAGCTCGAGCTCCAACTTCTCGCCGGCGCCGTCGTCGCTCTCGTGCATTTCTCCCACCTTGCCGAGGGCGCCGACGCCCTTCCACGTGTAGCCCATGACTTCGACGTCCATCGGCCACGTCGTCAGGCGCAGCACGCCCGTCGTGGGCCGCAGCTCCACCAGGGCCAGCTCCCCGTAGGCACCGGCGCCGGCGAGTGCGGCAAAGCTGGCATCAACGCCGACCGTCATTCCCAGCTCTCCGCAAGGTCCAGGCTGTGGCCGCCCTCGAACGGGGCCCACACGGCGGGCGTCGCCTTCCAGCTCGCCTCGGCGGTCGTGCGCCGCATGAGGCACGAGGGCCGATCCCACACCACGGCCGCACCAGCCGCCACGGACAGCCGCAGCGGCGGCGCGAACTCGATCGCCATCTGATTTCCGGCAACCACCGTGCTGGCCTGCACGTGCAGCAGCTGGCGGCCTGGGCCTTCGCTGTCCTGGCCGACCCCGATCCAGTCCCCGATCAGCAGCGTGCGGCCGTTCTGGCCAGCGCTGACCTCGACCAGCATTGAGGACGCGCCGGCGGGCACGCGCGCCGCGGTGCGCCACTCGCCGCGGGCGGTGCCGCGCGGCTCGGGATTGCCGAAGTCCCACACGGCCAGGCGGTTGACCTGGCCATTCATGGCGTGCTGCAGGGCGCGCCAGTGCGCGATGACCTCGGGGTCTTCTTCGCGCTCGTTGCTGACGATGGCACACGTGCGGCGCATGGGGCCGCGCACCGCGACCTGGGTTGAGCCGGTATCGGGGTTGCTCTTCGTCAGGTCGAAGGACAGCAGGCCCCAGGTGATCGACGCGATGTTGACCAGATCGTCCAAGAGGATGACGCGGCTCATGACGGCATCACCCCCGCGCGCTTGAGTTGCTCGGCGAACTGGCGCAGGGCGTTGTTCACCACGGCTTGCGTCGTGGCGATCACAGATGCGCGGTCCGAACGCGCATCCACGTTCGTGTGCAGCACGGGCGCGAACGTGACGCCGCCGCCTTGCGCGTCGGGGTCGGCCGCGCGGTTGTAGCGCGCGGGCGTGATCTTCTCGCCCTTGTGGACCACGGCCAGCATGTCCTGCGGCACGTAGTTGGTGCCGGTGTCCATGCGCGGCGCGTTGATGAGCGCGCTGACGTCGAAGCCCTTCGCGGCGCCGAGGCCGGCGACGGCGCCGTCCAGCGTGGCCTGAGTGGCTGCGCTGTAGCCGCCCCCGCTGACCAGGCCCAGCACGCCGCCAATGGCCTTCAACGCGGCGCCGAAGGTGCCCGAGCCCGAACCGCCCTCCACGAGGTCGCCGAACATGGCCCGCGACAGCTTCGCCGCGGCGGCCTCGGCGGCCATGCGCAAGACCAGCTGCAGCCACGCCTTTCCGATGTTGTCGAACTGGCCTGTGACGGCGTCATACAGGCCCTGGCCGATCTGGTCCTGAATGTTGCCGGCGGCACGCTTGGCGAACTCGTCCGCCTCGCTGCCGAGGCTCTTAAGGGCCTTCTCACCTTCCTGATAGGCGCCCCACGCGCCGGAAACCGCTCGGGTGTACGTCTCCTGATTGATGGCACCGGAGGCCAACAGGCCGTTGAGGCGCTCCACCTCGGCCGTGTAAGCCTCCAGCGGCGTGCGGGTCTGCTCCATGATCCGTCTGCCCTCCTCCAGCTGCTTTTGCCAGGCGCTTTCGCGCTCTGCGCGCTCCTTCTCTTCCTTCTTGGCGTTCTCTTTGCGCTCGTTCGCCGCATCGACGGCTGCAGACGCGCGCAGCACTCGCTGCAGCACCTCTTCCGTGACGACTCCACCTGCGGCGCGGATACGCTGAATCTCAGTCAGCGCCTGCTCCACCTGGCTCAGGTCTTCGGCCCTCTCCAGCTGCTTGTTGAGCGTTTCCAGGTAGCGCTTCGCCGCGGCCTCGGGGTCTTTCGCCTTCTCGTCCTTTCCGCCCCCGCCCGAGCCGCCGCCGGCGGCCCTCTTGAGCTTCGGCTCTTCCGCCTTGCGAGTGCGGCGGTCCACCTGATCGGCGTAGTCATCCACCAGGTCCAAAGCCTGCGCGCGCTGCTGCCGCTGCCAGTAGGCTTTGGTCGCCATCGACTCTTCCAGGTACTTCCGTGCAGCGGCGCGCCGCTCGTCAGTCTGTGCCTCCTTGAAAAAGCGCTCCGCGTGCTCGATGTCCTTGTTGGCTGCGACAATGTTCGTGCCTGCAAGCGTTTCGCCCTTCTTCCGGCCACCGATCCCGAACTCCGACGCGACATAGTCATAGAAGATGCGCCCTTTGGCCGGGCTCGATGCGAAGGCAACGATGTCCGTTCCAGCTTCGATGGCTGCCTTGGACACCTGCGTCATCCAGCCCAAAAGGGTCTGGAACGCACGCTTCGTGTCATCCGACTCAAGGGTTTGGTTCAGCTGCTCGACGCTGTCCTTGAGCTGCCGCATGCTGCCGGTGTCGCCGGTCAGCAGGCTGTCGATGTTGTTCTGCAGCGCGCTGAGGGCACCACCGAAGGTGTCGCGCGCGGCCTTCGCGGCGCCGCCATAGCTGGACTCCAGCGCCTGCAGGATGATCCCCTGCGCCTCGGCCGTCTTGCCGGTGGCCTCCAGCTGCTTGACCAGCTCTTTCTGGTCGTCGGTGAAGCGAAAACCCTGCTTGGACAGCGCCGTGAGGCCCTGGCTTGGCACATCGAGGGCCTTGCCAATGGTCTCGGCCGATTGGTTCAGGTCCATGCCGAGGCGGGCCGACATGTCGATGACGGCCTGCATCGCCCTGGGCACCTGCTCGCCGACCACGCCCGTGTAGCTGAGCAGACGGGTCTGGGCCTTGTTGATGTCGCCGTCGCTGAACACGCTGTTCTTCTGCAGCTCGGCGGCCATGTCGTTGAGCTGGTCGAGCGACCAGCCGGCCGCCTCGCCCGTGGAGCGCAGCACGGCCGCCAGCTGGGCCTGCTCCTGCTCGGCGTCACGCGTTTCATGGAGAAACTTCGTCATGACGCTGGAAACGGACAGGCCCGCAAACGCGCCTGCCAGCACGCCCTGCAGCGACCCGACGCCAGCGATGACGCCGTCCACCTCGCGATTCAGGGCGTCGAACGCGCCCTTCGTCGCATTCTTCGCCGTCAGCAGGATCGAGATTTCAGCGGTCATCGCGCCCGCCCCCTTCCATTACCGCCGCCTGCCGGCCTGGCTGGCCCGCGCGAGCGCCAGGACGTCCCGGCCCTTCGTGACGCGCCGCACCTGCCCGGCACCGGGCACGGGCGAATCCGCCCAAGGGTCGGGCGCCATGAAGTCCGAGGCGAGCCACGGCCGGCGCACACCCTTGCGCGTCGACGGCCCCTGATAGACCGCCGCCAGCAGCTGCGCATGCCGCAACTGCGCCACGCGGGGATGCAGCTGCTCCGCTTTCAACATGACTCGCCAATGCTCGAACTCCTGCGCACTCAGATTGCGGCCTGCCAGGCCGGCCAACGTGCACCCCAGCAACTTCGCGAGCACATAGGCATCGCGAAGTGCGGGGTGCTCCCTCAGTTTTTTTCCGCGTCCTCCGCCGAGCCATTCAGCCGGCGCGCGACGTTGAACAGGTGCAGCGCCTCTTCCCGGTGCCGCACGCCGAACACGTTCCATTCGGCATAGGTCTTGAGCGGTGCGCCATCCACGCCCAGCACCTGGCGGGCGAGCGTGCGCACGGTCTTTTCCACTGCCGCACGAACTGCGGCTTCCCGCTCGTCCTCGCCGGCGCGCGGCTTCTCGCGCGAGGCCATGACGTCATCGGCCAGGACTTCGGTGAAGAGCGCGCCGCGCACGATGACCTTGCCGAGGGTGGCCGAGGGCACCTCTTCGGCGGGAACGCCATCCGGCACCCCCGCGAAGGCAACGGCACCTGCGCCGGCTCCGCCGACCGTTGCAAGCACTGCGGGTTGCGCGCCCACCTCGTCACGGAACGCGTTGCTGACCTTGATCGACTTCGTCATGGCGTCAGGCACCCTCACCCGCAATCGTGGCGAGCGGGCCACGCACGTTGATCTTGATCGGCGTGGTCACAGGCTGGCCCGAGGCGCCGCCCGGTGCCATCGAGGCGCTGGGCATGCCCGCAAACAGCAGCGTGGTGCCGTCGGCCCAGGTGAACCGCACGGCGCAGCTGCTGCGTTTCATCGCTGCGGCCTTGAGGGCCAAGAGCGCCGGGTCCGTGGGCACCCACAGCGAGCCGAACGAATACACGATCGGCGAGGGCTTGCCCGGGACCGAATGGTCCGGGCGCGGATGGATGGTGTTGATGTTCACGTCCGGCGCCTCGCCGCCGCTCGGCGTGATTTCCTGCAGCGTCTCGGCCTCGGCGCCAAAGGTGATGAGCTGCAAGGTGCTGCCATCTGCCAGGGCGCCGCGGAAGCCCGTGGAGTCCACGCCGCGCAGCTTGAAACCGTCGACGGTGGGGTCGTCAACGATGCCGACGGCGTAGTCCAGCGCACCGATGCCGCGGATGCGCAGGAAGACGGGCGCGCCCTCCTGCAGCCCATGGCCCACGCACAGAATGATGGTGTCGGCGCCCTTGGTGACGCCGGTGACGGCCTTCGTGGCACCCAGGACGGTCTGCACCGCCACGCTCACGTCAGCCCAGATTTGCACGTCCATGTGCGCTCCAGTCAGGAAGGTTGGTCCGGCGCCTCGCGCCGAAGAAGGAAGTAAGTGACGGCCCACAGCTGCTCACGCGCAGACATGGGGACTTCGCCACCGTCGAAAGGCATGTGCCGGCTGGCGAGCAGGCGCACACGGTTGGCCTTGATGGCCTTGAAGCTGGGCGCGCCCAGAACGCGTTCGATCTGCAGACCGAGCGCGCGGGCCTTGCCGGGCGCCTCGTCCACGTCGGCGACCACGGCACGCAGCAGCACGCGCAGGCGGCGCTGCTCCGCGCGGCCGGCGACCGGCGGGTCCACTTCTTCGCCCTGCTCGTGCTCGCGGATCAGGATGGCGGGCAGCTGAGTCGCATCGAGCGCGCGAACGCGATCGAGATAGACGCGGTCGCCGGCGTCGGTGGCGCCGAGCAGCCCCGCGCGCAGCGCCTCAAGAATCTGTTGCTGTGCGTGCATGTCAGAGGCCCTTACTCAGCCGCACCGTGACCCAGCCAGAGGCTTCCGGCATCAGGCCACCCGCCACCAGCCACGTCTCGCCGTCGATCACGATGGGTGCATCCATCGTGAGTCCGGGCGCCTTCGCCAGGTCGAACTGCACGGTGGGCCCAACCGTCTCGGCCATGCCGTCGAAGACGGCGGGCGAGCGCTCGAACACCACGCCGAAGGGCTCGCCGCCAGCGACCTGGGCGATGGCGTTGGCGAGTAGCGCAGCAGCGCCCGCATTCACCATGCGTTCGATGCCAGCGAAGGGCGCAACGATGCTCACAGCGTCCGGCCTCGGCTTAGGTGCGCTTGCCGCGCAGCAGCATGCCGGGGCGAGTGCACATGAACAGCGGATAGCTGTAGATCTCGGGCCGCACCCACGCCTGGCGTTCGCGGTCCTCCACCACGATGGCGTACACGTCCTGGCCGGGCGTGTTCACGAACGGCAGGAACTCGGCCGGCGAGAACGCCTGGACGAATGCGCCCGGGGCGTTCACCGGGAAGAACTTCACCTTGTCGGTGCCGACCCCCACCGCGCCGTCGTCGCTGCCGCGGTAGTTGATCCAGGTGATGTCGCCATAGGTGAACGAACTGAATACCCGGCCGACTGCGCCGCGCAGGTCGGCGGCTTCCTGCTGGTTGAGGTAGGTGCTGCGGACTTCGGCGTGCCCGGTGAGCTGGTCGTAGAACGCATCGCCGCACAGGCCGACCACCGACGTCTGCGGGTTCCAGGCACCCTGCGCGGCTCGTTGCATGCCCCGCACGACCTGATTGCACTTCGCGCGTACCGCGCCAGACGCGGGCGCGGCGTTGTCGAGGTCGAAGTCGATTTCCGCTGGCTGCGCGATATTGAACGCATCGAACCAGTTCCACAGCGTGGAGCCGTCCGCATCGACCACCATGCCCTGGATTGCGCCCAGGCGCATGTTCTCGTGCGTCAGGTCGACGGCGGCGCGTAGGCCGGTGTCGCCGTTCATGATCTCTGCCACCTCGTTCTGCACCATCTGCAGTTCGCTGTCCGTGCCGAAGGCGCGGATGCCGTCGATCTCGTGCGCGTACAGCGTGTGACCGCGGGCGATCCGAGTGGTGCGGAAGTCGCGCATGTTGCGCTTCTCGCGCTCGCCTTCGCTGATGGGCGCACCGCGCTCGCTGGTCTGGATCAGCGACAGCACGCCGCCCTTGTCCTCGACCGACACGGTAGCCGTACGGACGCGCTTCGTGGCGAACAGGTTCAGCGAGCCGAGGAAGTTGGGTTTGTAGGGAGCGCGTTGCACGGCGGCCGAGAGCTCGACCATGCCGAATGCGCGCTGACGGAAGACGTCCATGTGGGCCATCTGATTTCCTTGTCGTTGACGGATTGGTTTGCCCCGCGCTGGATCAGCGCGCGACGATGCCGCGAGCGGCGAGCTGGGCCAGGGCGGCGGCCTTCTCCGGGGCGCCGATGCCATCGGGCCAGGCCAGGGCCGTGCCCTGGACTTCGGTGTCCCGGCTGTTCACCACGCCCGGCTTGTCGGCCGTGGTGGCGTCGACGGGCGCGAAGAGGACCGCGGCGGCGGCCTCGCTGCCGTCATTGGCCGCGGGCGTGAGCAGCTTGAATTTGCCCGAGGCAGTGACCTTGCCGAGCACGGCGCCGGCCGGGTATGCCACGCCGGCCAGCAGCGTGACGACGTCGCGCGAGCGGGTGCCATTGGCCTCGCTCACGAGGTGTTCGGCCGCGTGGCGGCCTTCTACGAGAGTGGTCATAGGAATGACTCCGATTGGTTGGGAAGTGGGCGGGGCTCGGACTCAGCGGCTCGCGCCTCCGACGCCGAAGGCGCGGTCCCACGTGGCGGACACCGCGGCGGGCTGCTCGGCCTGGCCCTGGGCGCCCTCGACGCCGCTGACGCCGGGATTGCCGATGGCGGACATCGCGCGCGCGAACTCACCACCGTTCAGCACGGCGGGAGCAGCCGCAGCGGCGACAGCCGGCACCGCGGGGCCTGCCGCGCCGAGGATGGCGGTCGACTGCTCGGCGTTCAGCCCGGTGGCGATGCACTGCAGCGCGAGCGGCATGTGCGCCGCGGCCGAGGCATGGCCGAGGATGGCGGTGACGCGGGCGCGCTCGCCCTGCGCACCCTCGGCGCGGGCGCGCTCGACATCGGCAGCGGTTACCGGCGTGGCCGGCGAATGGGCGGACGGGGCGCCGCCCTGCTCTTTGGAATTGCCGCTCATGGAGACTCCTGTGGTGAGGGCGGTTGCGACGCGGGCACCAGGCCCGGCGGGATACGACCGCCCGCGAAGGGCGGCCAATTCGGTGATGAGCTGATCGGCCGTGGCGACGCGATCGGCAAGACGCGCGTCCACGGCGGCGGCGCCGCGGAACACGCCGGCGCGCGTGCCGCGCACCTGCTGGGCGTCGATCCCGCGCTGCTTGGCGACGGCGTCGACGAACATCGTGTAGAGGCCCTCAATGTCGGCCTGGAGCGCGGCGCGCACTTCCTTGGGCAGCGGCTCGTAGGGGTTGCCGTCCACCTTGTGGTCGCCGGCGAAGATGTGCGTGACGGCCACGCCGTCGTTCTGCAGGGCGCGCGAGAAGTCCACGTGCCGCATCACCACACCGATCGAGCCGGCGTAGGCGGTCGACGTGATGGCGACTTCGTCGGCAGCGCTGGCGGCCAGGTAGGCCGCGCTCGCCGCGAGGTTGTCGGCGATGGCACGCATGGGCTTGCGCCCCCGCATGTCCTGGATGCGCTCGGCCAGCTCGAACGCGCCGGCCACTTCGCCGCCGGGCGAGTCGAAAGCCAGCAGCACGGCATGCACATCGGCATTGCCCATTGCGTCCTCAAGATCGGCGGCGATCTGGTTGTAGCCGAGCAGGAAGGTGCTGTCGGCCATGACGAACTGCGAGCGATGCACCAGCGCGCCCTGCACGCCGAGGACTGCGACGCCGTCCGTCACCATGTAGCCGCGTTCGGCGCGCGGGCCCTTGCGGGTGCTGAACATCAAGGGCGACAGGTCGCCGTCCGCGACGGCCCCTGCGGCGGCTGCAGCCAGCGGTGGCAGCGACGTGCCGAGCAGGCGCGAGCCCAGGCCCGACACGATGGCGTCCAGCTTCTGCGGGTGGATCAGCAGCGGCGTGTTGAACACGCGCGATGCAAGATGGGGGTAGTGGTTCATTCAGTGGCTCCGGCCGTGGCCTCTTCTTCGGCTGGCTCAGCCGGCGCGGCGATCTGCACCACGCCCGGTTCTGGGATGCCGCGGGATGCGCGCATGCGCTTCTCCAGCGCGAGCTGGTCCATGACTTCTTCGTAATCCCAACCCTGCTCCGCGCATTCCTGCTCCAGCGTGGAAATGCCCGCCGCCATGCGGATCTGTGCCGCGTTGGCCTCCTTGACGGGGTCCACCCAGCCACGGCCACCGAAGATGAAGCGGCAACGCGAGTAGGCGTAGCGCTTGGCGTAGAAGTCGGGCGCCTCCACGAGGCCCGTATTGATGGCCTCTTCCAGCCACAGCTCGTAGATGGGCCGCAGCCAGTAGTCCATGAGCCAGCGCCGGCGGCCGTGGAAGTAGCGCCACGCCTCCAGCAGCGCCGCACGCGCGCTGCTGTAGTTGGTCTTGCTGAAGTCCTTCAGCAGCAGCTCATAGGGAAGGTTGAGACCGGCTGCGATGTGGCGCAGCACGGCGAGCATGAACGCCTCGAACGCCGCATTCGGGCGGCCCGGCGTGAAGCTGGACACCTTGGCGCCCACGGGCAGAGGGATGATGGCCGCGCCTTGCATGCGCCGCAGGTTGCGCGCCTGCTTGACCGACTCACCCCAGGCGCTGCGCGGGTCTTCGCCGAACAGCTCGCTGGCCGATTCGGCGTCAAGGTTCGATTCCAGAAACGCGGCAACCAGCGAATTGGCGACACTGGCCTCCAGCTCGTTGCTGGAGTATTTGCCGGCCATGTGGAATTCGCGCATGACCGCCGCGACGATGGGCTTGCCACGAGACTGGCCCGTTCGTTCCTTATCGTGCAGATGCAGCACGCGGCGGCGGCCCCAGGCGGTGAACGCGGGAATGCGCTCCCACTCATCGGCACCAGCCGCCCACGCGCCGAGGGCGTCGCCGGGGTGCGTGCGGCGCACGTTGTAGAAGGTCGGCGCGCCGTACTGGTCAAACTCGATGCCGCCGCGGATGTTGGGCATCGCCGCCTTGATCGGCGGCGTGGCGAGCCGGTCGGACTCCACCATCATGATGCGCGTGGCCCACGAACTGCCCGGCCGCGGCAGCCACAGCGGCAGGCCCAGGCCGTCGCCGTTCACCATGCTTCCGCTCAGCGCCTGCAGGGTCAGCCCAAGCAGGTTGAGCGAGCGCCCGGCATCGCATTCCGTCGTCTCGGCCCACGAACGGAAATGCGCCTCTGTCGTGTTGCCCCACTCGCGCGCCTTCTCGCGCGTCCATCCGAGCAGGCGGTAGTCCGGCGTCGACGACAACCGCAGCACCGCGCCCACGATGTTGTCGCGTAGCGTCTGGATGCCACCGGCCATCAGGCCGTTGTTGCGCGTTAGGTCGCGCGAACGCGCGGTGAGCAGATCGAGGTCCGGCAGCAGATCAGCATCGGCGCTGCCGCCGCCTGGGTGCCAGTCGAACATGGCGTTGTCGTGCCCGGCCGCCTGATAAGCGGCCATGCTTGCGCCAACAGCCGGCGCATGCACGGCAGCGTTTCGCGTGGAACGTTTTACGCGGCGGCCCATGCTCAGACGATGTAGATGGGGCCGCGACGCATGCCACCCGTGCGACGGGTGATCTCTGCATCGATCGCTGCCAGCTCGGTGCGCAGTTCGTCCGTGCGCTGCTGGTACTGCACGCCACGGCCGTTGACGGTGGCGGAGGTGGGACCGGTCAGTCGCTCATGCAGCGACGCAAACAGCTTTGCGCGAAGCTGCTTGAGTTCTTCGTCCGAGGAGTTGCGATACAGGCCCATGCATGCATGAGACCAGTTACGCATGGACAAGTCACAGAGGCAATGTCACAAACTTTTGTCCATGCCATCGCCGTCAGGCCTACTCTGCGTTGACTATACGGCGAATGGTGCGCTCGGCGATGCCATAGTCTCTCGCAAGCTCTCGGATGTTGCACCCGTTGAATCGCTCGCGTATCTGCGCGTCGCGCCACGCGCGATCAGCGACGGTCTGGCGGGGCACGTACACCTGTGAGCCGCCCAGCCGCGTCACGATGCGACGCACCAGCGTTGCCGCTGCTTCGTCGCACCACTGAGCGCCGTAGCAAACAGCCACGGCACGCGCCTCGTCTTCGATGATGGATAGCGCGTCTTCCGCGACCGCTTCGGGTTTTTTCATAGTTGGATGGGGTCGAAAAGAGATTCTTCCGACGAGGATCGCCGCGGCGGAGCCACCCTCGCGGGCTCCGGCGCGAAGGCATCGACGGGCTCGCTGCTCGCCTCATCAGCGGGCGCGTCGATTGAGAACAGATCTTTGGGCGGCTGCACGGCCGCCTCCAGCTTGGCCCACTTGTCCTCAGACCATTTGTCGAGGCCCAGGCCAAGGGCTGCGTGCAAGGCGTAGTTGCGGTTGTCCAGCTGCTCGTTCCGGGGCCGGCGCTTGACCCAGCGGTATGCGTCCCGACCATTGAGCTTCGCCAGCACGCGCTGCTCCGCCGTCAACTGCTCGTAGAACTCGCGCGGGAGCTCGTCGGAAAAGTGCACGAAGCCCGGCCCCTGACGTTCGATGGCGAGCTGCCCGAGCAACAAATCTTTCGCGGCATCGGTGCCGACACGCCACAGCTTGATGCCCCGCGGAATCTTGCGGCCACGCCAGTTGACTTCCTGCAGGCTGCTCGGCCCGAGGATGCTGGTCGCCTCGTTGCCGTCGCCCTTGATGGCGCGCAGCTGCGGAAGCACGTGCTGCGCCTTGCTCACCCAGTTGTAGACGGCCTGCGTCTGGTCGGAGCTGTCGATGCTGATTGCACTGAGGCCCAGGCTGCCGCCGTGCCAGTCCTGCCGGTAGCGCCGCTGCAGTTGCGTGGTGACCGGCGCCCATTCCTCGTCCACGGCCGGATTGCCCTCGATCACGGTGACGTCGATCACCCACGACTCCAGGCCACGGCACCAGCCGTAGACCGTGATTTCCCAGCGGTTGCGCTGCACGTCGACGCCAGCAGTCAGGACCAGGCAACCCTGCGGGACGGTCTGCAGCTTGTAGGCTTCCGCTCGGGACTGGAGCGCGTGCTCATCCGTGCGCTCCCCCGCCAGCTCCCACGTCTCGCCCAACGTCTCGTTGACGAAGAGCTGCATGGGGCCGGCGTCGCCCTTCTCCAGCGACTTCAACGCGTTCTCGAACTCTTCCACGATGTCGGACCATGCGCGCTGCGGGCTGTAGGCCGTCCACACGTGAACGGCCAGGGAGCGAGGCGGGGAGCATAGGTTGCCCGCCGCGTCGCGCCACACGCGATCACGGCCGTAGCGCTTGCCGGTCCGCTCGCAGACCCACTCACCCTGCAGCGGCACGCCGCCGCGCAGGTAGTCGGCCTGCGTGATGGGCTCGTGACAGTGCGGGCAGACGTGATGGACCGTCTTCGGGTGCCCACGGTCCCACTTGAAGCCGTGGCGCTTGTCCTTGCCGCCCCAAGTCAGCGGGTGATCCGCGCCGCAGCACGGGCACTCGATGTAGAAGCGGACGAAGCCCTCTGCCTCTTCGGCCGCGTCCTCGATGTGGCAAAGGCCCTTGAGCAGTGGCGTGGAGCCACACACCAGCTTCGGATAGGGCGCGCCTTCGAGGCGACCTCGCGCCAGGCCGCGCGGCGGGCCGGCCTTCTCGATGCTGCGATCGAACTTGCTGATCTCATCGAGGATGGACACGGCGACCGTGATCCGGCGGAACGCGCGCGCAGCCTTGCCACCCAACAGGTGCAGAACGCTGTCGCGGAAGCTCTTGAGCTTGATCGTCTCGTCCGCGGTGCTCTTGCCCCGCTTGCGCGCCTTGTTGACGGCCGCCACGCCCGTCTGCGGATCTAGCAGCGGGTCAATCTCGCTCTTGACGTAGCTGTCCCGGTCGTCGTCCGTGGGCTGCCACAGCGCCTGCTTGCGGCGACGGTGCGCGATGTTGTAGCAGACGAAGGCGGTGACCATCTTCGTGTAGCCGACACGCTTCGCTTTCATGACGTCCAGCTCTTCGATGCGGTCATCGCTCATGAAGTCGAGGATGCCCACCTGAAAGGCCCAGGCCACCCAGGCGCCTTTCGTGTGGCTGCTTTCTCCAGCCAGCTTGAATTCGTCCTGCGCCCAGTCGCCCAGGCGCTGCGGTGGATCGGCGCGCAGGCTGTCCAGGCCCAAGCGCACCGCCGCCTTGATGGCCTCGGCCGTCTCCGCATGCAGGACGGGTGGATTCATGCTCACGCGCAGTACCCCTCCACGTCGCGGGCGTCGCCCTCGTCCGCGCCCTCGTTGTCCTCGGCCAGCATGCCGTCGACCTCGTCGGACACGAGCCGCGCCGTGCCCCTAATCCACTCATTGCGCGCGTTGGCGATCACCTGCAGCACCGCCACCTTCGCCTCGTCGGGCAGGTCGGGCACCGCCTTGCGGAGCGTGCCCTCCAGCTGGTCGAAGCGATCCACCACAGCACTCGCGGCGCGCGCCAGGACGTCGGCCAACAGGCCCACCGCGGCGAACTCGCGGCGCGCCACCTGGTTCTTGATGGCCTGGCCGATGCGCTGTTCGCGCGCGAGCGCGGCGCGCTCCTGCACGAGGTCCAGACCGCCGGCCTCCGCACCCGCGCGGCCGGCCGCCTGGTCGCGCAGGCGCTCGCAGTAGCCAAGCAGCCATGCCGCGGCCGTGTCGCCACGCGCGATGACACCTTCACTCACGAGTTGGCTCACGCGGGCTTCGCTGACGCCGATCAGCTGAGCGAACTCCGCCTGAGAAATGGCCTGCTCCAAGAGAGGGATGACCTTCAC